GCACCGCCGAATGCTGTTTGAACAAGCCGGCCCGGGTCGCCCATCAACGCGCCGGACTTGTCCACGCCGAGCAATACCTGGTCCGCCTGCGACACGTAGAGCGCGACAAAGTGTGGAAAATCCACAGCTTCGCTGACTGAAAACACCTTGCGAGCCGCCTCAACGGACGGGTGGGCTGTGACGTTTTCAGTGACTCTAAGTGGCGTCATGGCAACGCTAGACGATGAACCCGCGACAGCCTCGGCCTGCGTGGAGACGGGCACATCAATCGTGGGAGCGCTCCCAATCGTGCCCGACCATCCTGCAAGGCCCGTTACAGCAATGGCCGTTCCGCTAATCGAGGAAATATCAGAAGATGCGATGCGCTCCCATCCAGCGGGCGATGCGGACCAATAATAGACGCCGGCATTGTTGACCGTTCCGCCGACCACTGGATCGGTGTGCGTTCCTGAGTCGGAGGGGATAACCTCTGCCGCGCCATATCCGAGTGGCGGCGTGATAGCGGAAAGCGCTGCCCATGTTGCGTAACTGACCCGACCGGACGCTGAAATCTCCTCGACAACTAGCCGGATCGTTTTGACATCACCGCCCGTGCGCGTCGTGACGAGCCCGTCACCGCCAAGGTTGGCCGCGCCATTGACGATGAGGCCGAGGTTGTCCGCGTCAGTTGATGCGTCTGCAAGCTGGGTTGTGGTGATTGCGGGCATAGGGTTTCCTCGCTGGAAGGTGCGATGTTGGCTGTCTAAACTTTTTCGAATTGTTGGCCGCTAGGCGGGAGTGTCGCCGTCGTTTGTGTAGAACTCGGACTTGTAGACGGAGGCCGTCAGGGACCAATTCATAGCGCCCGACGGTGTGCGCGAGGTCAGGCGATAGGCAAGGGGCGCGTCAGATGCGTCATCGGTGATGACATAACCCGCCCGCATCACCTTGGTTTGGCCGGTGACAAGCGCGGCCGAGGGCGGCCCGCCCAATACGACGTGATAATCATCAACGCCAGCCGTGACCGAAAACGACTCCGTGGTGCCGTCGGAATGTTGCAGGAAGCAGGTGTAGGTATGCCCGCCCGTCGGCGTGAACGGCTGGCTGATCTCAATTGTCGCGCCAGATTGAGCAACCACATGGCCATCCCAGCGCTCCAGCCGGGTGATGTCCGCGACAAGGATGCGCTCAAGGCGCGGCAGAACATCGGCCAGGGGCAGCGCGTCGAATGAAACGGATTCATTGCCGTAGCGAATCTTGTTCCACGCGCGCCATGCGTGCCAGTAAGCCTGATTGAAATTGCGCACGCCCGTTACGGTTAGAACCTTTGGCTGGACCGCCGTTTGATTAGCGGGGATGTAGTAGGTTGCCTCGGTGTCATCCGCCGGGTCGCGGTAACGAAGCTCCACGCCGTCGTGCTCATCGACATTGCCAAATGTGGTCAAGTGGACTTGGCTCCCCGGCAGGACATTGCGATGGTTAAAGATCATCGCGCTGTCGGTTGTCGGCTGCTCGAAAAATAAACTGACTTGCCCCGTCGCGTTGCGGTAGGGCTCGCAATAAACGGCATTCGCTATGGCTTGCAGCGTCTCCTCAAAACTCACCTGATCGCTGTCGAACGTGTGGCAGAATGCCACCGGGTCAGTGGATAGAACCGCGATATTGAACGCTGTCGCGCCCGTGATGTCCACCAGCCCGGTCCCGGCAATCGCTGCTTCACGGGTGAGGTGCAGGGTCAGCGTGTCGACGTCGATCGCGCCGAGATAGTAAACCAGCGTTGTCGCCGTCAGCCCATCCCCGCCTGAGACCGTGCAGGGCGTGCCAGCCGTAATGCCGTGCGCGGTTTGCGTCACCTCATCATCGGCCGCGTTGATATCTCCGGTCAGGACCGTGAGCGTTTGCGTCGTCACCTGAAAATAGTCCTGCACAGCAGCCACGGTATCATAAAGGCTGTCGAAATCGACTTCGGACGCGGCAAGCCTGCCAATATAGGTATCAAGGCAAATTGCAGAGATGATGTCCGCGGCATTTGTGGTCGCGGTCAGCGCGGTCGTAAATGTGGAGCCGGACGTGCGCGAAGGCAGCTTGCGCGTGACGACAGCGTTTAGTTTGCGCTCTTTTTGCGCTGTAGCCTGTGGCGTCGCGGCGACCTCTGCAAAGATGGTCGTAATGTCTCCGAAATCGGTTTGCGTCACAGGCGTCAGGACGAATGCGCTGTCCAGCTTCACCTTATCAAGAACCGTCCCTGAATAGTCATGGTCTGTATCGGTCAGGCGGCGAACTGTGACTTTGCAGGACTGCGCAAATGTCGGGTCACAAACCAGCGTCAGTGCGCGCGGGTCGGTTGTGGTTGTGCTGCCTAGCACTGTGTCTTCAAAGGTTTCCGCTGCGCCATCATCCGCGCCAGCAGCGTCGATAGGTTGAAGCGTCACGCGAACGTCAACGTCCACGCGCTCTTGCGATGTGCCGTCTGTCTTGTAGAGGCCGGAGCGGGCAACAAAATTGATGCTCACCCGGCCATTATCTGACAGATCGACCACATACGGGCCAACGTCCGCACTGCTGATCTTACGAACAATAGACCCATTGATCTGGGCCTTCTGGTCGGGATCAGACGCTAGGTCGCCATTCCAATCCGTGTTTATTGAGTTTGGATTGTCCAGCGTGAGGAGGTTCGCCGTAACAGCGTCAACCGTATACCCGGACCCTGATACGTCAATCGAATTAACGACACCGTCGATAATATCCACAAGATCGCCGGCCTCGAAGTACTCGGTCATATCATAGGTGGCAGTCCCCGTTTGTTTGACTGTGCCGGTGGTCGAATCAATGTATTCATATTCGAGCTGGACACCAGCGATCTGGTATTGGTTCGGCGCGTCAAGGTCTTGGCCGTTGACTTCATTCATCCGCCGCGCAGCATAAAGCGTCTCCGAAATCGTGCCGCCGATTTCAATCTGCGCCGTGCCGGAGTTCGGGCTTGTGTCGGGCGCATAGACGGCGACCTTCGCGCCATCAATATCAGCCATTAACGTGTCGCCGTCTTTGATCTGCGCAACGCTGTCAACCGTATCAAAATCGTAAGAGCCGCGACCGATATCGCCGTAAAGCTGCTCAACCTCGCGATGATTCACGTATTTCTTTAGCAGGCTCCAGATTTTCGGATACGAGCGCTGCGTCCCGTAAATATCGGGGATGCGTGAGCCGGGGACCGCCGCCTCATTGGTGCGGTTGCCAAGCTTATTATTTGCCGAGCCCGGCCGCTGGTTTACGCCCGCAATCGAAGGGTTCTGCGTCATTAAAATCAACGCGCCAGCCGTGACCGCTGCGGTGGCTGCGATGATGATGAAATTATCGACGATAAACGCGCCGATAGCGGCTAACGTGCCGGGGTCGCCCGGCACGGTCAACACCGTGAACTCGGCCTGAGCTTCCAGCACCGCGAGGCGCTCCGGTGAGCCGTCCGGCGTAATATCAGACGCGCCGCAGACATTGGCCGGCGCGCCCGCGTAAATCCGCGCGCCGGCAGGCCATGTCTTGAAGCGGTCCATAAGAGCGCCGACCGGATCATCAACCTCAACCACGGCATCCGGCGTCATTTCCATGCGGTTGGTGATGATGTGGATAACCGTCATGGGATATACCAGCCGTCGATTTTGTGGTTTCGCTTGATGTCGGCTACGCGCTGATAATGGCAGCCCGCGCCGTCCAGGTGCAGCACACGCCCGCGAAGGTAGACGCCGACATGAGGGCCGGAGCGATGCACAGGGCTCATCAGGACGATGGAGGGCTCTGTTTGGGGTGCGACTGCATGAAAACCTTTAGCGCCTCTCAGGAACGCCCTGTTGCGCGCCAATGGGCCATCTTGCGCCGGGGTGCGGTCGCCTATGTCAAAGCCGGTCAGATCCAGCCAGACCGCCTGCACCAAATGCCAGCAATGGCGCTCGGTGTCGTGGTAGCGCCAGTTCGCAATGTAATCGTCCACGCTAACGGCGGCGCTCAAAGCAACGCCCTCAACTGCGGTTGGTCTGCAATGGCGTAGCGAATGCCGGTGCGCGATAGATTGAGGCGTGGCGGGCTGGCATCGAACGCCGCGCCGTCACCGGAACGGGGCAGCGAGCGCATTTCCAGCGTGATCGGGCCGAAGAAAGGTGCACTCAAATCATCAGAGCGGAAGGTGCGAAACTTCACAGTCGGCTTTTCACCCAGCCCGCCGGCCGTTCGGATCGCATCGAGCTGATCGGGGATAATCTCACCCAAATCACCCAGCGCGAATTTCATCGAGCTGTCCATGTCCCCGCGCAAAGATGCGCGCGTGACCTTCATCGGGACATAAACGAACGTCACTTCCGCCGCGGTTTCGAGCGTTGCCGTCAGCCCGTAGCGATTATTGCGCACCAGATAGATCGGCGCTGCCATATTGGTGTGGTCGATTTCCAGCGTCTCGTACTCGAAAATGCTGGCGTCCGTATTGAGGAAAAACGCCGCCCGGGTTGCGTCTACAGTCATGCTGGTATCGCCGCAGGTAGATCGACATTAACCAGCGTTTCCAGCAAGGCGAGAACATCGTCCATTTGATCCCCGTATTCGCCGTAGAGAAGGATAATCACCGCGTCATCAGCCAGCGTGGAAGCGCGCGCGTCCACTTCCAGCGTTGCTGAGTAGACCGCCCAGTCGCCCACTTTTTCAGCAAAGCGAAACGAGCCGGGCACGCATCGGGCCGTGTAGTCCGCAGCGTCGTCATCATCTACGATGAGGCTGATTGTGAACGGCAGGCCTGCCTCAAAAACATCAGCGCGAAATGTTGAGATCGTGGTTTGTTGCGCCGGTGTGCAGAACCAGGACACGCTGACGGTATGCGCCGCGCCCTCGAAGTCCTTGCGCATATAGTCGCCGCCGGGCATTTCGGTGCGGACAACGCCGGTGCCATAAGATACCGTGTGGCCTTGCGCAAGGATGGGGAGAGAGAGAACCGGATCTGGCATTGTTACGCCCCGCCCTCAACTTCAAGCGTTGCGGAATAAATCGCCCAGTCGCCAATTTTGCGCGCACGGGAGAATGAACCGGGCAAGCACCTAGCCGTCCGGCTATCAACGGTCCCG